ATTTGAGGGAGAAAATATTTGGTATCATGATTTAGATGCATTTCAATTAAATAAATTTTCATTTCCTTATTTTAGTGGGGACTGGGGTACTTGTGTTTATCCCAATGGAGATGGTCATTCTTGTCAATGTGGGGTTATATATCTAAAACATTCTTCTAAAGATATTTTTGAGTTTTTAGTTAATAATATGAAAGCTAAAAATTTCCAAACCCCAGATGATGAAGTAGTAATTAGAAACCATGTTAAATTAAATCCCCTATATACTAATAGAGTAAGTGTATTAAATACTTCATATAATATGGGCATGACAGGGTTTAATGATAGATATCAAAGTGCTGAAAAACCCATAAAAGTAGCACATTTTCATCCAAATAATCCAAAACAATATAGTTATATGGTGGAGGGAAAAAATGACTTAAATGTCAAGATAGTAGATAAAAGATTATTAAATATTTTAAAAAAACATAAATTGTGCTAACATGAAAGATATAGTTGAATTTGAAAACTTTAATCATAAATTTGAAAGTATAGTCCAAAGTCCAGAATGGCAAGTAGTAGAAGAATTATTTAATTCTAAAAAAACTATTTTTATGTTCGGGAATGGCGGAAATATGGGAGTAACTGATCATGCGGCTGTGGATATGAGTAGATTAACAGATAAAAATGTACTATGCCCGGGTAGTGGAATAACTGCTACTTCTATAATAGGAGATAATTCATTTGATGTTTGGTTTAAAGTTTGGTTAGAACAAAGATTTAGAACATCTGATTTAAAAGATAGCTTAGTAATAGCTTTTTCATGTTCTACTAATAGTGATAGTTCAAAATCAATAATGAATGCTTTAGAATACGCAATTGAAATGAAAGTTCCTGCTATTTTAATAGCGGCGGTACCTAAGGATGATCTTAATCCTAAAATAACTTTCATAAATCAGGATACAATTTATTACCATACTTCTGAAGTTTTATCATTAGCATTAACTTACCAGTTAATACATGCTGCAGGATTTCAATGTCCCACTATTTCTAAAAAAGCAAGAAGTAGAAGATTTGATAAACTAGAGATAAACAATAAAGTATCATATGATACAGTTCCTCCAGGAATGGAAGAGGAAAGAAATAATTTAGCTATAGATTTTGATGGTGTAATTCATACTTTTGATAAGGGATGGTATGATGGTACTTGTTATGGAGAACCCATAGAAGGTAGTATTGAGGCACTCAAAAAACTTTCAAAAAAATATAATATTATAATATTCACTGGTAAAGCTTTACCTGATAGACCATTAGTAAATGGAAAAACTGGTAAACAATTAATAACCGAGTGGATGGAAAAATA